CAGCCGTATTCCTAGCCGCATTGTTCGCAATACCGGCCGCCAGGGCCGCGTTCTGCGCGTTGCCTGCCGCCGCGAGATTTGAAGCGAATGAGCCCTGCACATTGCCAGACCCGATCGTCCTCACGCCACCGCCCGCAGCGGGCGGTGGCGGCGGCGGTCTCAGCCCACTGTTGGCTAGTAGTCCAGCGAGGGTGGCCGACCCAGCCTGTGCCGCTTGTGCCGCGGCAGACGGAGTGCCCCCGGGGTTGATCTTGACGCCCGCCTTCGTGGCGGCAGCCGCTTGGGCGGCCAGAGCAGACAGCGGAACCGTTGAAAATTGGGTGCCGGGAGCTGGCCCAGTGGCCGCCTGCCCCGTGTTCTTGACGGCGCCTGGAAACGCCGCCTTGGGCGCTAGAGCCGGCGCAGCCGGCTTAGGCGCAACTAGCGGACGATTTGTAGCTGGTAACGCCGTCGTGGTTCGGGGCGTGGCGGCCGCTACCGGAAGACGAGGCGTCAGCGTCCGCGTGACTGGAGCCGCCGCGATGGCAGGCCGCGGAAGCGTCGCCTGCGCCGCTGGGAGTCGAAGCGCCGTTAACTGGGCCGGAGTAAGTAAAGCCACGGGGGAGCCCTTTCACGAATCAGTTGATCCGTGACGATTCCCGCGTGCTTTTTGTGATTTTGGTGGGGTCTCATCACTGTTGTTCACTGGGTTTTAGCAGACGAACGCCTTCTTCGGGCGTCACTTCGACGGCAATGGCCAGGTAGGACAGGCCTTTCGACGGGCCAGCTCCCACGTCATCATCCCGCACCGAGATGACGACACTGGTGCCGTGACGGTTTACCAGGGCTTTTTGCCGGTATTCGATGCTCCCGGAGCCCGGCAACGTCCAGACGGCGACTTCCGGGGCGTAATCGTCCACCTGGGTAGTGATCGTGAGTTTCTGTAGGTTGCCCGCTGGCTTTACCGTGGCCAGCACCTTGTTGATGGAACCCCAGCCGCCTGGGCCGAAGGGGTAGATGCGTTCCGTCGTGATGTTGCTCGAGACGTAGCGGCGCGTTGCCGTCGGCGTCCCACTCTCGGCCTGATCGCCCAACTCATCGGCCCGCTCGTGCCAGATCGGGTGCGTCGTCGTGGTCGACATGTTGGCTTGACAGGCAGCGTACCCACCAGGCCATGCGCCGAAGCCCCACATCGCATTGGCACTCGGCACGGTATCGCGGAACCAGCGGTTGCCGTCGATGTCGTACGTCAGGATGTCGCGCCCGCTTGTGCCCGTGGGATGCGTCATGAGGAAGCGCGCGGTGTTGTGCTGAGAACTCTCGAGCGTGGCGGACGCGATGCACTTGCTGAGCCCTGAGCCCTGCATCACGTTCTTGACGGCCGCCCCGATGTATTCGACGGGGCCAAAGCCGCGGGGCAAGAGATAGAAGCCTTGGGCCGACTGGAACACGATGCCGCGGTTGGTCGCCACAATGCTCGCGTGGTTGATGCAGCCAACCCCGCTCGTGATTTTGCGCGGCGGACTGAACTCGCCGATCCCCTGGTCGTTCGGGCCAGAGCCGCTCACGACGTAGATGTTGGTTTTGGCGAACGCCACGATATTGCCGTCTTGGTAGGCGAGACCCATGCACGGTTCGGGCAGCGCGACTTGGAAGGCCGGGCTATCGGTGAACGCGACCTGCTCGCCCGGGACTATGATCTTGCTCGCTTGGATGACTTCGGGCTGCCAGAGGCCGCCGCACCAGAGGCGATCTTCGCTCGCCGCCATGAAGCGGCAAGATGGTGCGATGTCGTTTTCGAGTACGCCGCCGTCCGTGTAGAGGAAGGGTTGGGTTGCGGCTTGCTCGTCAGAGAATTGGTCGACGAAAGTAACGCTGTCGCCGAACGTCTGATGATCTACTGAGTCAGCGTTATCAACGGAGCCAACTAAGTGGTACTGCGTGCCAGCCGCAACGGTCCTATAAATCTCGATTTCCGTACGGGCTACCGGGTCAAACGTTGCCGACTCCCGCATTTGCATGAAGGAGCTGCCGTGGATGCTTAGGGAGACGCCGCCGGTCACACCCAGCGTGATGGACTGTGGTACAGACGGCGCGGATCTAGATATTTTGTTGCCGACGGTGCATTTGAAAACAGCAATGTACGACCGCGTTCCCGCAACCACGGGACCAACAGTGGCGGAGATGCTTACAATGGCGGGGCGTATCACAAAGCCGACTTCGCGGCAGCGACTGGCTCTCCAGTCGCCCTCGGCCGTCGCTGCGCCTACATTCACATTGCCAGCGGCCCGCGCAAATAACTCCACTGGAGAGCCGGCCGCATAGGCTTCGCCGGCAAGCTTGAGCGTTGATAGCGACTTCGTCGCTTCAAGCGTGCCATAGTCAACAACTGCGAAATCGACGCTGACGCCGCTCGGCTTCGCGCTCACCAGCGGCAGTGGCATCGACATAATGTCTGGCATCGTCGGATGCGTTTTGGCGACTTCGCAGAAGTACCCCGCGAAGCCCGTGGGGTTGAGGGGGCCGTCTGCGCCGGTCTTTTCCTGAGTTGGATAAGAGAGCTGGATACAATTGGGCAGCGTAATGGAGAACTGACCGCTTGTCCCCACAAGACCACCGGTCAGTTTTAGAAGAATCGCCCGCGCGTGCGCCGTTCCAGTTGCCCCCGCGTTCTCTTGCCACAGCCAGACGCGCTCTTTGTGATCGGGCTTCGAAATTGGCAGCGCATCGTGCCAGATGGTCGGCTTGTTGGTGATAACACCCGGATCGCTCGGGCTCGATGCTCTACCCAGCAGAGTGGAAGCCTGCCCCGCCGTTAGGTTGCCCAGCGCAAAAAAGTATCTGTCGTCATCTCTCGTAGGCGATATTCTAGATGGCCCAAACAGCGGCGGCCCATACCCGAGGCCCGTGATTACTGTGCCGGTACCGAGCACTGTCGTCAGCGTAGGGTTATACGTAACCCATCGAACGGTCCCGGTAACCCCCGGGCCTTCGTTTAGACCAAGCACAACTCGCTCATTCGATGGGTCCGCAAATACCGAGACCGGAACGTTGCCGCCTAGGTTGCTCACGAGCTCCGTGGCGCTGCCGTTGACCGCCAGCGTATTGCCCCGGATGCTCGACACGACAATCCCGGTGTTAACCGGTTGATACGCAAGGAAGCAATCGGTGCCGTTGTAGCTATTGAGATCCCAGTAGGCCGCGGGATTCATGAGGCTGCCGACTGGCGTGTCGGCCGCATCGCGCGATGTTACGCCGGACTGATCGACTGTGATGGCGCGAGCAAGGAGCGCGCTCCCGCTCGCTTGGCGAACAGCCACGAAGTTTTCGCCGACGGCTGCTATGCGAATCTTGCCGCTCTGAATCGGGAGGACGGTACCGGCAGCTTTGAATTGTCTGAATACGCCGGCGTTGTTGTTGTCTGTAACAGTGTATTGGACCAGCTGCCCCACAATCCGGGCCGTACACTTATGCGTCGCGGTCCGCGCAACCGCCGCGAGATTCTGATACGTCCCGCTTGGCGCCGACACATCCTGCTCGATGATGTCCTCCACGCCGATCGGATACGTCGTCGAGAAGAAGCCCCCAGCGAACATGTAGCTATCGTAGCCCGTGGGATTGTGCGCGCCGAACACAACGCCATTCGAGTCGCCAATCACCGGAATGTCGCCGACCGTCGTGACGAACACGGGCGCACGGTCGACATACTGATTCGTGCCGTTGCCCTTGAACAAATAGTTCTCCGCCGCGCCCGTAGCCGAGTTGCCCGCTAGCCCCGCCATGCCCCAGCGCTTCTCGAGGTTGCCGTTCGCGTTGATCCGGAGATTCTCGGTGTCATAGAGCGTGCCCGGGGGCGCAGCTGGATTGTCAGGCCCGAAGCTCTGGTTCATCCCCTGGACGAGGGGGATTTGAATGATGGTGGGGCCTTTCATGTTCTGTGATGCCGTTGGCCGAGTTCGGCTGTGGAAATGCGGAAGCGATCAATCTCTGTCGATTTCGTGGTCGTGTTCCTTGTTCTTAGCATGAGACTGGCCGGGAGAACTGCGCCGGGGTTGGCCGTGACCGTTTGGCTCACGACGTCGTTCACTGAGAATTCCCAGCGAGCCGGCCCACTCGGTATGCGGCGCGCGTTCAGCACGCACCACGCGCCACCCGATGCCTGCGGGCCCGTCGCTATGTTGTTCACGCTGTTCTCACGTGCGTTGAACATCCAGCGGGTTGACGTCGGGACGTATTCAAAGAATACACTGTTGGGCCCCATGAACGTAGCGCCCGCGTTGCCAAGCCCCGCTTGGAGAAAATAGGCCGTCGTCACGGTCGGAACTCGAACGGTGTATTCGAACTCCTCGACTTGCCGCGTACAGAACGCGCCGCCCGTCGCCGACGTTCCAAACACGATGTGAGTCTGAGCGTTCAGTGTTGTGCCGGAATTCAGGATGATGCTGCCGGGGTGGCCGGTTGGAGAGTTCGCGACCTTGCCGATCCCGTTGCCTCCGCCGCCATTGGTGCCAAACAACCAACCGTTCTCGCCGATATTGCCCGTCGTAGTGTTGCCGCCCACGAACTCATCGACGATGTCGACAAATCGGCGCGTTGGGTACGACTCGAGCTTGTAGAGAGTCCCCACCCCGCCGTCCGTGACGCGAAGATTGCGCGAGTAAGAAGGCCCGCTGCCAAGCGTCCCGGAGCCAACGGAGAAAATGCGCTCGTTGCTGAGTGCCGCGTGCCCCGTGTGGAGCGTGAGGTAATTGGCGTCGGCTGGGGCAAATGCACCCGACGCGACGCCGCCCGCCCCAGGAGGGGACCATGTGCCGTCCGCTCGGAGGAAGTTCGTGGTGCCGCCGCCAGATGCTGGCACCACTCCGGGCAACGCGCTTGTAAACGTCGGGACTTCGGCCCCAAACACACCCGGGTTAGTCGTGGTCCACCCGACTGTCGTCGTGTTGGTCGGAACCATTTCGCTCGACAGCCCCGTATGAATCGCCGCCGTGAAGTACCGGGCGTCGACGGGCGCACCGCCGCTACCTAAGTCTCCGATCGGTATTGCTGATGGCGCCCCGGTGCCCAGCCCCACGGGTCGACCTAAGACCGTGCCGTCGGGCATCACCTCCAAATTGGGGATCCCCACCTTGAGCATGACGAGCTCGCCGCCGCGCTCGGCAATCACCCCGTCGATCAACACAGGATCGATAGCCATTACACAAACTCCAAAACGACGACCGTGCCTGCGCTACCAGCCCCACCGGCCACGCCGGTTACGCTCGCGTTAGCGATTGCTCCGCCCTGGCCACCCACGCCTGGGACGACTAGCGCGCTTCCGCCAGCCGAAGTGGTGGTTGTCGAATTTTGCGGGCGCCCCTTGCCCCAGTAACTCCCGCCGCCATCGCCGCCCAAAACAAACACTGCGGTCGAGGCCCCCGCGCCCGTGCCACCCGGGCTGCCCTGAATGTCAAGCGCCTCGCCTGTCGCTGAGCCACCGCCAGCGCCGCCAGCGGTGGTTTGAACAGCGGTTGCATTGGTACCGCTACCACTGCCGCCTGACCCGCCTGGAGCCGACAACAAGCTTCCAAAGGAAGACGTCTCGCCGGCGCCTCCGGCGCCTCCGGTATCGCTGCCAGCTGCGCCTCCCGCTCCGACGGTGACCGCTTCTGTTGTCCCTATAGCTGACCCAGCGAACAGCGAAATGCCGGTTGTTCCACCGCCACCGCCACCGCCGACGCCAACCGATAGCGCAGCTCCGCTGGTATCAGCGCCTCCGCCGCCTCCGCCGCCGCCCGTCACTAAAACCAAAGCAAACTTAGTCCCGACCGTTTTGGTGTAGGTTCCGGTTGCGCCGATAACCTGGAAAACGACCGATGACACAGCCTCGGGCGCTGCCTCCGCGCAGCACCGCGAGTAGTAGTTGACGCCATCGAAGTAGAACTCATAGAGCGCGATCGTCGTGGGCAGCTCAAGCGTCGCGACGCCATCGATCAATGAGTCGGGCGCCACCACCGTGATGGTGCCGAGCGCGGTGGTCCGGTAAAGACCACACGTCTTGCCGCCGTCTTTCGTACTGACGCGCGGCAACGTGATCGTAAGGTCGTCGCTCGCGACCGTCACCGTCCGCAGCGCCGCACCAAACGCCAGCACAGCCCCGGTCGACGCCTGCGGCAGCATCACAGGGCTGAAAACCCGTGGCGCCTGATCGATGTAGGCCTTGACCGAGCTCGCCAAGCGCTCAAGCTGACCGCGCAGCTGGGGCTCAGCCGCGGGATACGAAAGCGGAATATCGAAGTTGACGGCCATCAGGAGCTTCAGCAGTAGCCGGATTACGGCGGCGGCAACCATCGGTTTCGCCTATTCCACGTCATGCGCTCCCCCATGGTGTCGCGTCCGATCGAGGCGCCACCCGCCTGCGAAACCTTCGTGGCGCCGCGAATGATGTCGGCCATCAACTGGGCCTTGTAGTCGACAAGCTGCGCGTAAATCTGCGCGTACTGGTCCTTGATGTTCAGCCGCGTGATCACGTCGTAGACGATGTACTCTTCCCAGCCGACCACTCCATCGAAAGTGTCGCCATCAGCAGCCAGATCCGCCAGCACCGGGAGATACCAAACGTTGTACGCGTAGCCGCTGTCGGGCGGCGGGAAGATCGCGATGACGCGCGTCTGGTAGTGCGACCACGCAACCGGGATTTGCGTGTTGAGCGGCCCGCCGAACTGATCGCGATGCGTGAACGGGATGTAGCGGAGCGACCGGACTACCGAATCGATCGTGATGTCGACGCCGTATGTCCTGACAATCGACGGCGAAACAGCCGAAAGGTCGAGCGACAGAAACGGGAACGGCGACGTGGCCCCGACGGATAGCGTGCCAGCCGTATTCGTGAGGAAATGGGTTACGCCTTCGTTCGAGATGCGCTCACGAAAGCGCTGTATCGATTGGTTGATGCGACGGTTGAGCGCCGTCGGGGTGTAGCGTTGGGCAACGCCAACCATCCCGGAAATGTCAGCTTCTTCGGCAATGTCCGTTCTCAGCTGCAGCAATGTGACTAGTCGGCTCAATCATCATCCCCGCTTCTTCGGTTTGCCCAGAATCATCATCAGATCCGGCACGCCCTTGGTCTTGCCGCCCTTGTCGCCGTAGTCCTCTTTCATGCAGAGCTTGATCGCTTCCTTCAGCGCCATCATGCGGTCGCCCATGGGGGCGTCGGGGTCCAACGCCACCTTCGCCTCCATGTCGAACTCGTCGTCGCCCGTGCCTTCGGACTCGGACTCTTCTTCGTCGTCCATGTCCTTGCCGTAAGCCATGTCACGCATTCCCGGCATCAGAACCCCGAGATCGTTTCGGCCGTGATGGGGCAGCTGAAGCCGAGCAGCCGGATGATCGTGCCGGTCGGCGGGTTCATGCGAGCGCCGACCCCGAGGTTCGGCAGACCCGACAGAACCAAGCCCGACATCGCGACTTGACCGGTTTGGTAAACCTGAACCCGGACCGTTCCGGAGATGCCGACGTTAGGCGTTTCGACAACCGCGCTGTAGGCTTGCCCCGTCGGCGCCTCTACCGAGGCGTGCCACTCCACGTGCTTGGTAGCCGGATACGTGATGTTGTAGAGCCCGGAACCCGAGAGCGTGGCCGTCATACCGCCAACCCCGCCGACCGAGCGCCGGGCGGGTCCGCCTGATGGCCCGAGGCCCGAGGCGGTCGAGAGGCCCACGAGACCCGAGCCCACCGTTCGGATCTCCGCCAGTACAATGCCTTCGTCTTGACCTTTGGGCCCAACGCCTCGAACCGGTGAGCTGTAGTTGTTCTGAAAGTTCATGAGGTCTCCTTCAATCGCGGGAGCCCCATTAGCTCAGAGATACGCGGCCCGAGTTCTTGGGTGCCCGGCAGTACGCCAGCGGGTAGCTGATGAGCCGGTACTCGTAGTCGGTCGCGGTCGAGCGTCTCAGCATCGTGAGACCGTCGCCGTTCTGCGGGTGCAAAAGCTCGCCCATCGAATCGATGCCCCAGTCGCCAAGCCGCAGCGCGAATGCCGTGCCCTTGGGGCAGTGGCGGTCCGCGTAGATCCCAACGGTGCCGCCGGAAGTCGCGACCTCGATCTTGGAGTAGCCGAACTTCGTGCTGGAGTCCTGAAGCGGCCGAATGCCACGGCCCGACAACTGCGTCGCCAACACCTGATGGTCCTCGGGATGCAGGAACACGTGAGTCGGGGCCTTGGCCTTGAAGCGGCCGGTCATTTGGCTAAACAGGATGGTGATGCGCTCTTCGTACGACTTGCCAGCCGTAAACGCCGTGTCGACTCGGCAACCCGCAAAACGCTCTGGATCACTCGCGCGAGTCGCGGCCGTGACACCCCAGAGAGCAGGCGGGGCTTTGGTCGCGGTCACGAACGACTGGACGCCCCGAATCACGATGACACCCTGGTCTCCGAAGAAGTCACCCTCTCGGAACAGGTAATCATTTGCCGACAGCGACGTGATGTCGGTCGTGTCGTCGAACGTCAGAATGCCGTCCGAGCGGCTGATGCCCTCGATCTGGTCAGAACCTGCCCGCAGCGTATGAGCTGCGTCCGAGCCATCGTTGGCCGAAGCCACGACGCTCATGAGGTTTTCGAAGTTCGCGATATCAGCCGTCTGCGTCAGCGTCACGGTGCCAGCGGCACCCGTGCTGTTGATGACGCCAATCCTTCCGAGCGCCTGACCGCCGTTACCCCAGAGGTAAATGCTCAGGTTCTCGGCCGCCGTCTCGTACAGGCCATCGATTTCGATCCGCTTGTCCTCAAGGAACGCACCTTGATTCGTGCGCGAGGCCATCAAAACCTTGTCTCCAATGTGGATGACGGCGTGATAGTCGCCGGTCGTAATGTTCCACTTGGTCGTCTGGACGTTGCCGCCTCCGCCCGCCAACGACGCATTGGTCTGCGCGGTAGCGAATGGGCTCGCGACGCCCTGGGGGTTGCCGTACAAGATGGGAATCGGCAGGTTATCGCCGACCATCCCGGAACCCTTTTTCATCAGCCCGAAGAGAACATTCTCCGGGTACATGAGCTTTTCAACGATTGAACTGTCGAGATAACGCTCTTTGAGCAGACCATCGAAGGTCGTGAGTGTAGATGCCACGTGAAGTCACCATAGGGGGCTGGTTGTCCTCTCGGGGTTTTGCTCTGCCCGGACAGCTGCCTCTAGGTTACGGCTAGGGCCGGCGTCTTCACGCGGCGGGATTACGGCCCGGACCGGTCTGTTCGACTATTCCAAGATACGGAGAAAGAGGCGCGTGTCAAACGAATTAACAACAAACCATTGTCTGTTGTTGACAGGGCGGCGTCAGGCTGGTAGTGGATTGACCGTGGCATGGTTAGGCAGGGCTGGGCGCGGGATGGCCGGGCGTGGCGAGGCATGGCGGGGCCGGGCCGGGCCGGGCCGGGCAAGGCTGGGCAAGGCGTGGCGAGGATTCTAACAACCAAGGAAACAACCGAATGAAAACGATCAAAGTCAAAATCGAAGGCACTTCCCCGCTATTGGTTCACCGGTTCGGTGAACAGGCGGAAGCAAACGCCCCAACTCGGGCAACCATGGTCCAAACGGTAGATCCGCGTGAGGCGGCGACTCTGGCGGCCTACATCGCCAAAGAT